CTGCGGTGACTTAATTGGTGACTTTGATTCTGATATTGCAGCAAGAAAAGACTGGATACAAACTTATGTAGATGGTTTGGAACTTTTAGGTCTTAAGATTGAAGAAAGATCAGAACCATGGGAAGGTGCGTGTGGAGTCTATCATCCTATTCTAGCTGAAGCTGTGACTAAATTCCAATCAGAAACAATCATGGATACTTTCCCAGCATCTGGTCCTGTTAAGGGTGAGATCATTGGTAAAGAAACACAAGATAAAAAAGATGCAATGACACGTGTCGTAGATGACATGAACTATGAACTTACAGAACACATGACAGAGTATCGTTCTGAACATGAACGTATGTTATGGGGCACCGCATTATCTGGTAACGGATTTAAAAAGGTTTATGTAGATCCAGGTCTTGATCGTCAAGTATCTATCTATGTACCTTCAGAAGATTTAGTAGTTCCTTATGGCGCTTCTAATCTTGAAACTGCAGAGCGTGTATCTCACGTCATGCGTAAAACAGAAAATGAATTATTAAGATTGCAACTTGATGGCTTCTACCGTGATATTGAATTAGGTGCGCCACAAAACACTTTAGATGAAGTTGAGAAAAAGATTGCAGAGAAGTTAGGCTTCCGTGCAACAACTGATTCAAGATATAAACTTATTGAAATGCAAGTAGATTTAGATATTCCAGGATTTGAACATGAAGATGAAAAAGGTAACAAGACTGGTTTAAAACTTCCTTACATTGTAACGATTGAATATGGAAGTATGCAAGTTCTTGCTATTAGACGTAACTGGGAACCTGATGATGAGACTTTCCAAAAGCGTCAACACTTTGTCCATTATGCATACATTCCAGGTTTTGGTTTTTATGCTTTTGGTTTGATTCACTTGATCGGAGGTTTTGCTAAATCTGGTACATCCATATTACGTCAGTTAGTAGACGCTGGATCACTAGCTAACCTTCCAGGTGGATTCAAAACAAGAGGCCTTAGAGTCAAGGGTGATGATACACCAATCGCTCCAGGCGAATTTAGAGATGTAGATGTACCTTCTGGCACGATGAAAGATAATATCATGCCGTTGCCGTACAAAGAACCAAGCCAAACGCTTATCCAATTACTTAATCAGATCATTGAAGAAGGTAGAAGATTTGCAGCTGCAGGTGATTTAAAAGTTTCAGACATGAGCGCTAACTCTCCAGTAGGCACAACGCTTGCTATTTTAGAGAGAACACTCAAAGTCATGTCAGCTATTCAAGCTCGCATGCACTTTTCAATGAAAAATGAGTTTAAATTACTCAAAAAGATCATTGCAAGCTACGCTCCAGCTGATTATTCATATGAACCAGTGACAGGTGATCGTAAAGCTCGTAGAAAAGACTACGAAATGGTCAATATTATCCCTGTTTCTGACCCAAATGCAGCCACAATGAGTCAAAAAGTGGTGCAATACCAAGCAGTTTTACAACTTTCACAGACAGCGCCTCAACTTTACAACCTACCATACTTACATCGTCAGATGTTAGAGGTATTGGGCATTAGAAATGCTGAAAAATTGGTACCGTTACCTGAAGATGAGAAGCCATTAGATCCAATCACTGAAAATATGAACGCTTTAAAGAACAAACCTATGAAGGCATTCATGTATCAAGACCATCAAGCCCATATCCAGATCCATATGGCTATGCTTAATGATCCAAAGATCAGAGAAACGATTGGCCAGAACCCACAAGCTCCACTTATTGCTCAAGCATTACAAGCACACATTACAGAGCACGTAGGTATGGAGTATAAACGTCAAATGGAACTCACTATGGGCATTAACATTCCATACAATGACCTTGACGCTGATGATGAGTCAACTAAGTTATCACCAGAACAAGAAATGCAAATTGCTCGTATGGCCGTTCCAGCAGCACAACAATTGCTCAATCAAAATCAAACAGAGATTGCAGCTAAAAATGCTCAACAAGCATCTCAAGATCCAGTGATTCAAATGCAAATGAAAGAACTTCAGTTAAAAGCTCAAGAAGTAGATATTAAAATGAAGAAAATGCAAATTGATGCAGCAGCAAAAGCTGACCAACTTGAATTAGAGAAAGCTCGTATATCAGCGCAAAAAGAAATTGCTGGCATGCAAGTAACTGCTAAAGCTCAAGCTGAAAAAGCTAACATTGCATCTAAAGAAAAGATGGAGGGCTTTAGACTTGGTTCAGATATTGGTAGATCCAAAGCTCAAATGGCTATGCAAGAAAAACAAAAACAACAACCTTCAAACAAGGAAAATAAATGAATGAATACGAAGTAATCTTAAGGGAAATAGATATACAAGTAAGAAATTTAGAAGAACATTTAGGTACTGGAGTAGCCAAAGACTATTCTGATTACCAAAATATATGTGGGAAGATATCAGGTCTACTTTCTACACGAAGATACATTCAAGACCTAAATAAACAAATGGAGAACTCAGATGAGTGAAATACTAATCGGCTCAAATACCGATGATGTAACCCAAGCAACAACCCTTCCCCAAACGGATGAGGACAAAGCAAAGCAGCTCCCAGAAGTATCAGGATATCGTATTTTATGTGCGATTCCAGAAGCAGAAAAAGAGTTTGAAAGCGGATTAATTAAGTCCGATCAAACATTACGAAATGAAGAAGTTTTATCTACAGTATTTTTTGTAGTTAAAATGGGTCCAGATTGCTACAAGGATGAAAAAAGATTTCCTTCAGGTCCTTGGTGTAAGGTTGGTGACTTCATATTAGCCCGCCCTAATTCAGGCACACGCTTGAAGATTCATAATAGGGAGTTCCGAGTAATTAACGATGATAGTGTTGAGGGGATTGTAGAAGATCCTCGTGGCATTAGTCGCATTTAAGGAGAACTAACATGGCTAATGAAGAATTTAAATTTCCAGATGAAATGGAAACACCAGAAGTAGAAACAGAAGGTAAGATTGAAATTGAAATAGTGGATGATCGTCCTGAAGAAGATCAAAAGAATGCTCAACCACTACCAGAAGAAATTGTACAAGACATTGAAAATGATGACCTTGAACAGTATTCAAAAGAAGCTAAACAACGTTTACTTCAGATGAAAAAACTCATTAATGATGAGCGTAGAGAAAAAGAACAGGCAGTACGTGAGCAACAAGAAGCAATTCGTGTAGCACAATCATTAGTAGAAGAAACTAAAAAACTTAGAGGCCGTCTAACAGAAGGTGAAAAAGTATACGTTTCTAACGCTAAAGAAGGTGCAGAAAGACAATTAGAACTAGCTAGAATCGCTTATAAAGAAGCATATGATTCTGGTGACTCTGATAAAGTCGTAGATGCACAAGAAAAACTCACAGAAGCTAAGTTTAAAATCCATCAAGTTGAGTCTTATAGACCGCAATATGATGAAAGTTCTTTACAAACAGCTGAAAATGAGGTAAAAATACCAGAACAGTCACAACAACCGCAACGATTGGATTCAAAAACCCAGTCTTGGTTGGACAAAAACAGCTGGTATGGTGTTGATGACGATATGAGTTTCCTTGCTATGGGTATTCATAGACGACTAGAACGTGATGGAGTCACAACTGGCTCTGATCAATACTGGAACGCTATAGATACTGAAATCAAGAAAAGATTCCCAGAGAAATTCGCTGGCGAAAATAACTCAGAGACCAAAGACTCTGTTAAAAAACCATCAACGGTAGTAGCGCCTGCTACTCGTTCTACATCCCCAAAAAAGATTAGACTGACGCAGACACAATTAGCTTTGGCTAAGAAGTTCAAACTTTCTCCAGAGCAATATGCGCTGGAATTAACTAAATTGGAGTCCCAAAATGGCTGAAAATAGAATTCCCCGTGAAGTAGATAACCGTCAACAGGATGAGCGCCCTAAACAGTGGCAAGCTCCTGAATTGTTACCAGAACCAGACAAACAAGCTGGCTTTGCGTACAGATGGATTAGAGTTTCAATGCTGAACTCAGCAGACCCACGCAATCTCAGTTCTAAACTTAGAGAAGGCTGGGAACCTGTTAGAGCAGAAGAGCAACCTAAATTTCAACTGTTAGTTGATCCCGATAGTCGTTATAAAGACAACATTGAGATTGGCGGATTATTACTTTGTAAGACCCCTGTTGAAATGGTCGCACAAAGAACAGAATATTATGAGAAGCAAACGCAA